TTCTTTATCATCTGTTAAGATAACTCCACCTCTACCTAAGCTAAGATGTTTTCGAAATTGAAAGCTAATACACATAAAGGTGTTTGGGATATAGGAGTTTCGATGCCACAGTACCGCAGCATCTATAATATTAGTATCTCCGAGATAATAATAGTTTTGCCAGTTTTCATCTCTCCATTCAAATTGTAAATTTAGTTTTTTAGCTAAAAAAGGAACAGAAATGTAGGTTCTTTTTGGTGTTGAAAATTTTTTTACTTCTTGTTGCCTCAAGCATAGCTCCAATCCATGGGTGCAACAATCTACCGCCACAGCAAATGGTGCACCATAAAAACTAGCGATCTCTTTTTCAAATTGTTTTATGACTTCAAAACTCATTAAATAAACTCCTTATCAAGTTTTTGACCCTCATATGGCCCAGTTTTGTATTCATAGACAACAGTATCGTCTTTTAAAATTTCATATGTATTGCGTTGTTGATTAGATAAAAATATATTTCTTCTCTGCCAAACTTGTGGTGGTAAATCTAAACAATCTTTTTTTAAACATCGATAAGTAAAAGACTCCATCTTTTGTTCTAACTCATCTAGGTTTATAAATTTAATAGGTATCTCTATCTTTCTATTACCAGATACTGATATTCTATTCATTAAACTATATCTTGCCTGAAAAGAATAATACGATTTAAAACCTAATAGATCCTCATCTAAAAATCCTATCTGACTCCATAAATCCAAAGGTGATTTAGTTATTGGTGTTCCTGTAAGTATTCTTTTGTATCTGCATCCTTTAGAAAGTTTTGATAAATTTTTACTTCTCTTTGCGGTTCTATTTTTTATAGTAGTGCTTTCATCAACTACTATCATAGTTTTCAATCCGTAAAACTTTATTAATTCGTATGCAGTCTCATATCCAGACTTATGACTAAATGCCTCTACATTCATTAAATACCATGTTAGACAGTCTGGTCTAGGTGCAAAAGTTTTATGTATCTTATGCATGAAAATATAATTTTTAGAACTAGCATGTTTATCTATCTCTTCTTCCCAATTTGTATAAACACTATTAGGAGCAATCACAAATACAGTATCGATATTGTTGGTGTCATACAAGTATACTGCATTGTCGATAATAACTTTCGTCTTGCCAGTTCCTTGCTCCATGAACAAACCAAAAACTCGTTGTGTTGCTCCTTTTTTCAAAGCATCTCTTTGATGCTCCATAGGTTGTGTTTTATAATTATGAGACATTTAAGATACAGTTGGTTTTTTGTATATATAATCAGAATAGTCTACTACTTCACAATTTGTATCTTCTAAAACAGTTGTGTAAATAGGAATTACCTTTATTGCTTTAAAAAGATTTCTACCATTATTTGCTTCTATTCGTTTTACTAAATTATTTATGTAAAATTTTTTTGCTTTATCTACTGCTTTTGCCTTGTCTTGCATAACAATAGCTTGATCTACACCATGAATAGTAGGCAAATCAGAATCTATTACTTCTGAAAATCCTATTTCTTTTATTACTAAATTTACTAAATATTTCATTTTTTTTTCCTTTTAATTATGGTTTATAAAATCTTCTATATATTAATAGTAGTAAGAGTTAAGATTTTTTCATAAGCTCTCATATATAAATACACTTCTCAATTAAATTTTTGTCATATGATTGTGTTTTATAATTATGTAGTATAATCTTTTTCTATTATTCCTCTACTTATGTCTCCTCTCCATTGACTGTTTATCCACACCCTTTTACCAGATTTGTAGTTTCTCCAAAAACCTATTACTTCGTGATATTTATTAGTGTTAACACTTCTTTCATATCTTGTTGTGGTCAATATTTTCTTGTTTAAATCAACTATTCTATAAGAATAAAAAGGAGTGTCCGTTTCGTTTCTTTTAATAGCCTCATCTCTATAATCAAAATATTTAATCTCTTCTCTTTGATACTGATTATTAATATTACGAACTATGTGCATAATATACATAGGTAACAATGTTATTTGATTGTAAGACAATCTATGTATTATTCTATTTACTGCTCTCTGATAATCTTTTCTGTACATCTTTGGATGTCTTAAAATAAAATTTGGAGCAGGAGTTGTATTTTGTATGTAAAAAGGCAATACTTTTTCTATATCTATTTTACCACTTTCATGTTTAATATTATTATTGTGGCTTGTAAAAGATTTTATAAGTTGCTCTTTTATCATATCTGTTTGCAATGACTCATTTGTATGAAAAAACCAATCGACAGGAAAGAAACTTAGTTTATTATTATGTACTACAAAACTACTAACACGAGTATTTTTTTCACCAGTTTTGTCTGTACCTTTCTGAAACCAATATCCATGTATATGAAATAAGTTTCCTAGCCAAGGTAAGATTAAAACATAATTATCTAACATTGGTTTGAAGTCATTCATATCTAAATTTTCACTTAAATTTTTTGATCCATGATTTCTTTGCATAATGTGAGTAGCAGATATAGTATCGTTAATTACAACTCTTGTAGCATTTGTAAATTTTAAAAAAATATCATTCATAGCCTCTTTACCCATAATGGTATTAGTATCTACATACTCATCTTTATTTAATTTAATAGTGTTATTAAAAATTCTAAAATGTGTCCTTCTAGGATTTTTAATATAATGTTCAATGTTCTTGAAATACACATTGGCATCTACTCCTAATATTTTTAGTTCATTCATATTTTTATCACCTCCAAGAAAGTGGCATTAAGCCACCTTCTTTTTTTCTTCCTTCTTTTGTAATCCATCCAAGAAGTCGATTGCTTGAGTAGACTTTGTGATTGCTTGTAAAACTTGCTCTGGTTTATTTTCAAGTTGTTCAATCCAACCATTAATATATTGAGCATGGTCACTTCTTACTGTTGGTGAAATACCAAGTAATGCACTCAATATTGCTGAACCAGATTCTGCTACCAACTCTTCTATAGCATAAGCATTATCTCCAAACCTACCAGAGAAATCTCTTTTTAATCTTTTCTCACTGCCTGTCCAATGAACTAATTCATGCAGTAATGTTCCGTAATAAGATTCTGTGTCATGAAAATCTTCGACATTAGGAAGTTTAATAAAATCTCCTTTAGGAGAATAAAAAGCTCTACTACCACCAAAAGTTATTTTTGCTTTTGTGTTTGCAACATATTTCTCAACATCTTTTAATATATCTACTTTAGAAACTTTAACTTCTTCAGTCTTTTTCTCAATCACATAATCTTGAATTTGACTAGCATTGAAAACAGGATATGCAGTAAAGAACCAAATCTTTTTCTTAATATCTTTTAATTCTCCACTATCAGTGATAATGCCAAAATCTCTATCCTCTACTTCTATTTGTTTAGTAAAAAAAACATGATGAGCAGTTTCACCTTTTTTAATATAGTAACCTTTATCTTTCCATGCTTTAGAAGTACCCCACAGATTACTTTCGTAACCATTCTCTTGAGCCTCTATTGCTAAGTTAATGATATTAAAACCATTGTAAGTTTTACCATCAGATATTTTTATTGGAAGTTGTAGTTGAGCTATTTTAGATGACCAACCTTGTTTCCAGTTCTTGCCTTCAGTTTTTAATAGTTGCTTTAATCTATCAGCAGCTTTGTTAATGATTTCTTTTCTTGTTTGTTTTGCTTTATATTTCTTCATCGTTTTTTCCTTTGTTTTATTATGAGAAAAATGTCTCACGAATCATTTATATAATATTTTATTATAAATGTCAACATATCACAATATATTTATTATATCTTATTATCATAAGTTATATTTTGTTTAGGTATTTCACCTATTTATTTTTTTATTTGACTTAACCTGTTTTATTTTGTAAAACAAAAAAATACTGAAAGGAGTTATTTATGAATTTAGAAGAAGAAGCAAAGAAGATTTCAGAGCTCAGTACAGACAGTATCTCGGACATTGCTACTCAGTGTGATTCATTAATATTACTTCAAGATAAAATTAAAAAGACTGAAGAATCATTAAAAGATTTGAAAGAACAAGAACGAAAATTATCTGAGGAAGTAATACCTAATTTATTACACGAAAGTGGAGTGACTGAGATTAAGACCACTGATGGTACTACAGTTCAAGTGAAACCTTTTATCAAAGCATCTATTACAAAAGCGAATCAAGAAAAGGCTTTTGCATGGTTACGAGATAATGGGTTTGAAGATATTATCAAAAATCAACTATCTGTAAACTTTAGTCGTAGTGAGGACAATCAAGCTAACGATATTTTTGAAGATTTAAAATCTAAAGGACTAGCAGTTAGTCGAGACGAAAAGGTAAATACAAACACATTGACTGCCATGATGAAAGATTTAATCTTAGTAAAAAACGAAGCAGTTCCTATGGATGTATTTTCAATTTATCAATCAAACAAAACTAAAATAATAAGGAGTTAACATGCAAAAAGAAATAGCAACCAAGAAACAAAATTTACCAACCAAAATAAATTTAGAGGAGTTTGCCGACCAAGGCACAGAGGACATTACTGCCAAAGACCAAAAACTGCCTATCTTAAAAATACTATATGCTAATAGTCCAGTGTTGGATGAAAGCGATGGTAAGTTTATTGAGAAAGCAAGACAAGGTGATATATATAATGAGGTCACTGGTTCATTGTATAAAGGCAAAGATGGAATTTATGTTGTGCCTTGTTACTACAAAAATTCTTATAATGAATGGGCAGACAGAGGAGACTCACCAGGTAGACCCATAGCAATCCATACAGACCCAAATGTAATGAACAGAACACAAAGAGGTGATGATGGAAAAGACAGAATTATGGAAGGCGAAGGTCAGGGTAATTACATAGAAGATTCTGGTAATCACTTTGCTTATATTTTAAATGATAAATTTGAACCAATAGAGTCTGTTCTAATTGTTATGAAATCTACACAAAAGAAAAAATCTAAAGTGTGGAATAGCATGATGAAATCTCGAATGGGTACTGGTACTAATGGAAGATTTGTTATGCCAAGTTGGGCGACTGTTTATAAACTTTCCACGACAAAAGAATCTAATTCACAGAACTCTTGGTATGGATGGGTTATTGAATATGTAGAAACTTTAGATGTAACAAAAGACAATGATACATTACAAGCTACGAAAGAATTTTATGAAGCAGCTAGACAATCAGATATATTTGGAAAGGTGGATTTTGAATCTGAAAATGTTGAAAAGACAGTAGAAGAAAAACCTACTAAAAAACAACAAACTAATTCAGACGATACTCCTTTCTAATGCATGAGGAATTGTCGGAGTTATTTAAAGGTAGCTCTGACTCTTTTATCAAGTCTACCACAGATGGTAGGCTTGATGAGAGAGGTAAGAAAGTAACAACTTACACTACTGTAAATAAGTCCATAACCAAGAGAGATTGGAAGGCTCACTTAGACGGAAAAGTTCGTATAGGTGTTCGACCAGAAAGAGAGGGTAAGTGTCGGTGGGGATGTATTGACATAGATCCTAGCTCTTATAAAAATTATTCACAGAAAAAATATGTGGATATAATAAGAGATTTTAAATTACCGCTAGTGCCAGTAAAATCTAAATCTGGTGGTCTACACATTTTTGTTTTTTTAAATGAGTGGGTAGATGCAAATAAAGTAGCGGATAAATTATCAACCATAAATAATAAATATTTTTTAGCTCAAGAAATATTTCCATGTAATAAAGCATTGAACATGCCTTATCAAAATATGAATAGTAGTATGGAGTTTGCATATAACGACAATAACAATCCAGTATTAATACAAAAGTTTATTCAAATAGCAAAAGAAAAAACATTATCACCAGAAGAGTTTTTTAAATTACAGATAAAAGAATATGAACCAGAAAAGTCTTGGAAACATTTTCCGCCTTGTGTGCAAAAGTTAATACAAGAGCAATGGACAGGTAATAATCGAAACAATTATTTATTTAATGTGTTGGTACTAGAAATGAAAAAGAATAATGCTAACACAATGCAAACTTTAGAAGAGATTGCACAAAGTAGAAACACACAAATATTTCATAATCCATTACCACGAAACGAAGTTACACAACTAACAAAGAGTGTACACAAAAGTAGTTACGATTATCAGTGTCCGCCAAAGCATCCAGAGTATGCACCAATATGTAATAAAGAATTATGTAAACAAAGAAGGTTAGGAATTGGTGAAGCTACACCAGAGGTGATAGAAGATTTTTCTGACATAACTTTTATACGAGATACAAAAACTATTTACTATGAGTTTAGTTATCAAGGACAACGAGTCACGATACAACCAGAGGATATGAAAGATGAAAAAACTTTTCGCACTAGATTATTACGATATAGAATTTTTTGGATGACATTACCCAAAAGTAAAAAAGGTCCTTCACCATTTGAACTATTAATGAAAGGTATTGTCGAAAGATCAGTAGAAGATTCGCAACACAAGTTTGAAGATACAGTAGAAGAAGAAAAATATAATACATTAAAAAAGTTTTTTGAGAGTCACATTGAACAAGATAATTATGAGAGATTAAAAGATGGCTATGTCGTGTTAGATACAAACACTAACACTTGTTATTTTAAAAAAATAACTTTGGATAAATTTATTAAGAAAAATGCAGCACGAATATTTAACACTACTACCGATGCTTTGCGTTTGTTAGGATGTAGAAGAAAAGATTATCATGAAGGAGAAAAAAATATCTGGCATGTAACATTACCAGAATTTATTAGTCACGAAATTATTAAACAAAAACCAAAAGAGAAAGTAACAGAATTAGACGAAGAGTATCATGACAAGTTTAAAACATAAAAATTTAAGACATTTACAAAAAATTAATTCTAATAGTCATCATCATCCTTTAGAAAAAGTAAATCAACTTAAAGAATTTAAAAATTTCATCTATGGAGATATATTAGAGGTTTTTGCTGGTCAAGGTAATTTAACTAATTTTTATAAAAAGTTAGGTAATGTTACTCCTTTAACAAAAGAGATAACTGGAGACAGTTTTGAATACATTTATAAATTAAGAAGTCAGAAAAAAGTATATGATGTAATTGACATAGATGGTTATGGTTATCCTTCTAAATTTTTTCCAATGATAATTGAAATGATAAAAGATGACGGATTGTTAATTTTTACATTTCCTATTTTAGGAGTACAAAATATTAATGGAATAACTGAGCAACATTTTATAAATTTTTGGGGTAGTTATAGACCTACAGTAGGAGATGTAACTGGTAGAGTTACAGATTATGCACTAAGAGATTGGAAATTAGCAAGTTTATTATCTTGTAGAAAAATTAAACCTATATGGAGATTTATTTTTAAAATTAAACAAGAAAAAGCTACTCTATTTTGTAATGTGAGAAATAGAAAATGAGTTCAGGACTACAGAAACAAAAAGAGATACATAAAAAAACTATAAAGATTTTTGGACCCCCTGGTACTGGAAAAACTTATACTTTAATTGAACGCATTTTAAAAAAACATTTAGCAAGAGGTGTGCATCCGAATGATATTGCTTACATAAGTTTTACTAACAAAGCAGTCAACGAAGCTATCAACAGAGCTATGGAAACTTTTACTAATTTTACAATAAAAGATTTTAATAGATTTGCTACTCTTCACAAATATTGCAGAAGATATTATGAAGAGGAAGTTTTTGACCCAAAGAATTGTATGATAGATTTTGCATTGCAAAGTAAAATTATTAAATCGTCTGATAATCGTTTAGCAGAAGATGGCTTCATTTACAAAGACTGGTCATTAGGTATTTATGATAAAGCAAGAAACACGATGCAAGACCCAATATTAACTTACAAAAAAGAGATTTATAAAAAAGATTCTTTAGATGTGTATTGTAGAAAAATATCTACTTATGAACATTACAAAAAAGATAGTTTCATAGACTTTACTGATATGATATCAAGAGCAATAGATGAAGTAGATTTTCCTAAATTAAAACTACTAATATTAGATGAAGCTCAAGACTTTACTCCGTTGCAATGGTCTTTGATTTACAAAATGGTGGAAAATGTAGACAGAGTAGTTTGTGCAGGAGATGACGACCAACAAATATACGGATGGTCTGGAGCAGACTCAAAATATTTTACTCATTACTTTCCAGGCAGAAAAGTAATTCTACGGAGAACTCAAAGGTTTGGAAAAGCTATTTATGATTTCTCACAAGTTATTAGAAAAGGTATTATGAATAGTTTAGAAAAAGAATATTATCCTTCTGCTAAAGATAGTTATGTAAAACGATACTTACACTTTCGTGAGGTGCCATTACATTTAGATGGAACTTGGTACATTTTAGGTAGAGTAAATTCTGTTGTCAACGAGCTGCGGATGATGGCAAAAGATATGGGCTTATATTTTTCAGACAATAGAGGCAATAAATCTTTTGATAATAAACAATGGGAAGCTATCAAGAGCTGGACTAAAATTAGCAATGGAAAAAAAATCACGAAACATGAAGCAGAAAACATGATGAAATATATTCGTGAATTAAAAGATAATTCTTTTCGTTCTATAAAATTTTGGGTAAGTCTATCCGATACACAAGAGTATGATTTTGATGGTTTAAGAGATTGGTGTGGTTTAGATTTAAGTGATGATGCTTACAATAAACCTTGGTATGAAATATTAAAAAGAAATTTTCATACACCACAAGTTACATATTTTGTTAGGTTGTTAAAACGATATGGACAAAAGACATTGAACAACGAACCAAAAATAGTTGTTGATACTATTCACAGTTGCAAAGGTGGTCAAGCTGTAAATGTTTTATTATTTTCAAAATGTAATTGGGTGGCATCTTATCAGAAAAAAAATCCTTTCGAACAATCTGAAGAAAGAAAAGTATATTATGTTGGAGTAACAAGAGCCCAAAAAAGATTACATCTATTGTCCACCGACCATAAGTATAATTATCCTATAGGAGAAGATTATTTAAATTTTCTTAGAGGAGTGAAATAAAATTATGTTAAACTATATTTGAGGAAGAATGAAATGGAATATGTAATATTATATACAATAATTCGTACCATCATTGCGATACATAATTCAGGAGTAATACAATGAGCAAGTATCAAATCAACTATAAGATGGAGTTTAAAACTAGACCAAGTAAATTTGATGTAGAGTGTAAATTATTTGATTTGCTTAAAAATGGTTTCACTTTAAAATCAGTAGAAGAAAGTAGCACAGTAGTTAGACTTAAAAATATACAGGAGAAAAAAAATGAGTGTTTGGGAAAAGGGTAGCGAACACTACAAAGAATTTAAAATACAGCCTTCTCAGTTTATCAATAAAAACGAACTAGGTTTTGCAGAGGGCAATGTGATTAAATACATTTGTAGACACAAAAGCAAAGGCAAAAAATCTGACATATTAAAAGCAATACACTATTGTGAAATGATAATAGAAAGGGATTATGAATAATGTTTGTAAATAACAAAAAAACTGGTTCTAGGGGTGTAGAATATAGGGATGGCAGCACTAGGACTGTGATAAAAGCTATCATGCCTTTTATTCCAAGAACTGATGAGTATTACGATAAGTATGCTGTTTTTGATAAAAATAGGAAAATAGTTGAGATAAGAACAAAGGCACAAGATGTGATGGAAGAGCATATGAAATGGCACAACGAATTATTTAAAGATGAAAAACAATGAATGTTTTTAAATGTAAAGTTCCAAATGATATTTTTGATAAACTAAAACAAAAAATATCTAAAGTTGCAGAGAAAGATTTTTACGGAAAAGATTTAGCTGGTAACATTAAAAAAGAGTATAGCTTAAATGCAAACTTTCTAGAGTTAAATAATTTTTTGATTGGTAACATAAATTCATTTGCACCACTAGGAGAATATGTAAAAAAAATAGTTAAACAATATTTGCAAGATAATGATTTAACTGTAGAACTACATCTATATAATTTGTGGGTAAACTTAATGGCACAAAACGAGTTTAATCCTTTACACACACATGAAGGAGTTTTTTCATTTATAATATTTATAAATATTCCTTATGATATTGAAGAGATGAGAAAAGCCTCTCCTGGTATTAGAAGTAACTCTAATGTATCTGGTGCCTTAGAGTTTGTAAAAGGCAATAGTGATACTATTAACGATTTAACATCATTACAAATACACGCAGATAAAAGTTGGGAAAAACAATGTTTGATATTTCCGTCTACTTTAAATCATTGTGTTTATCCTTTCTACAACACAGACAGTTATAGAATAACTGTTTCTGGTAATTTAGGGTTACAAAGAAAGAGATAATATCATTATGCAATTAGTATTTCCTTTACAAAAAAAAACAATGTGGTCTCCTCCTATCGAGTATAAAGATTTATCAGAAGCAAAAGAAATCGCTATAGATTTAGAAACAAGAGACGAGGGTATTAATAAAGGTCTTGGAGCTGGATGGGCTACTGGCAATGGTGAGATAGTAGGAGTTGCAGTTGCTACAAAAGGATTTAGTGCTTACTATCCTTTTGGTCATCAGGGTGGTGGTAATTTAATTAAAGAACAAGTCTTATCTTATGTAACAGATTTGTGTGCTTTGCCTTGTAGAAAAATATTTCATAATGCTCCATATGATGTCGGTTGGTTACAAGCATATGGCATCAAGGTACAAGGAGAAATAGTTGACACTATGATAGCAGGAGCTTTGTTAGATGAGAATAGATACTCTTATTCTTTAAACGCATTATGTAAAGAATATCTAGGAGAACTAAAAGCAGAAAAAGATTTACTAGAGTCAGCTAAACTATTTGGTGTCAGTCCCAAAGAAGAATTATATAAATTACCGAGTGAGTATGTAGGATTTTACGCACAAGAAGATGCTAGGCTTACTTATGATTTATGGCAGAGATTTAAAAATGAATTGTATAAACAAAATTTAATGACTATCTGGGAATTAGAAAGAGACTTACAACCTCACCTTATTGAAATGAGAAGAAGAGGTATACGAGTAAATTTAGAAGGAACAGAAAAACTTAAAAAAGATTTTAAGCAAAAAGAAAACATAACTTTACAAAATATAAAAAAATTAGTAGGTAAAGATATTGATATATGGGGGGCTCGTTCCATAAGTTTTGCCTTCGATAAAATGGGTATCTCATATCCAAGAACACAAAAGACAAAAGAACCAAGTTTCACGCAACAATGGTTAATGGAAGATAATAATGAGATATCTAAACTAATCGTACAAGCAAGAGAGTTGAATAAGTTTCATAATACATTTATCAATAGTATTTTGAAATACGAACATAAAGGTAGAATACACGCAGAGATAAATCAACTACGCAGCGATAGTGGTGGTACTGTTAGTGGAAGACTATCTATGAGCAATCCAAACTTACAACAGCTACCAGCTCGAAATAAAGAGTTTGGAAACTTAATACGAGGTTTATTTTTACCAGAAGTAGGAGATAAGTTTTGTGCTTTAGACTACTCGCAACAAGAACCAAGAATTGCTACCAGTTATAGTTTAGCATTAGAGTTTAAGGGTGCAGAAGAAATAGCAAAGGCTTATGAAAGTGGAGATGGCGACTTTCATCAATCGGTAGCTGACTTATGTGGTATAGATAGAAAAAGTGCTAAAAGCATTTCTTTAGGGTTGATGTATGGTATGGGTAAAAATAAATTAGCAAATATGTTAGGATTAAGTTTTGATGAGGCTACCTCTTTAATAGATACTTATAATAGAAAAGCTCCTTTCTTAAAACAACTAGCTGATAAATGTATGGAGAAAGCTCAGAACGAAGGAGTGATTAGAACGAAGTTAGGAAGAAAATGTCGTTTTGATTTATATGAGCCGAAAGATTGGGGTGTGCATACACCTGAAAGATATGAAAATGCTAGTGCAAAATATGGTGCAAATAATATAAGAAGAAGTTTTACTTTTCGTAGTCTAAATAGATTAGTACAAGGTAGTTCTGCTGACTTAACAAAAAAAGCTATGTTAGAATGTGCTAGGATAGGACATCTACCTTTATTACAAATTCACGATGAATTATGTTTTAGTATTAAAAACAAAGAAGATGTAAAAGTTATTAAAAAGAAAATGGAAGACTGTGTAGAGTTTCTAGTTCCAATGAAAGTAGATGTAGCGATAGGAGACAACTTTGGTGAAACTATCTAATTCTATATTTGATTATGTATTTTGTTTTTTACAGCTTCAATATCTTGTAGGATAATTTTTCTTTTAATAGTTGTTAATGCTTTATCTAAATTAACCATTTGATTAGTATAGACACCATAATGTTTATACATCTTAGTCCACAAGTTTTCTAAAGCAATTTTCTGTTCTAATAAATTATTCATAATAGCCTTTTACTGATAATAAAATATTATCACTTCATTTGTCAACTCCTCTTGACATTTCTTATCTAGTCTTTAATATGAAAAGATAAACTAAAGGGGGCGATATGACAAAATTTATAGTATCAACTGTTCTTATTATGAATGGTCTATTGTGGTTTTATATTTACATATTAACTTTATAGGAGATAAAAATGGATTTAACGAAATGGAAAACTGTTGCAATTAGGATAGAAGATTTTTATTTATTAAAAGGCATCTGTGAAAAAAAATATAGAAAACCTGCTTCTATGATTTCCAAACTAATACACGACTACTGTGTTCATATGTCAAAGAAGGAACAAGTAAAGTTAGAGGTTTTAAAAAAAACACTTAGCAAAGATTTACCAAATAATAAAAAAGAAAAAAAATGAGTATTACTAAATCTAAAGACTCAAGTTACTATTATTTACAAATAGCTAAAAATTTAGCTAATTGCACTAATAGAGAGTGGGACAAGTTGTCTAAAGTAAAAAGAGATTATTTTGTTGAGAAGGCTGAAAACGATTATGAACATGAAAGTGTTACAAATAAAAAATGAAGAAACTGAACCTTGGCTATTACGAAAGCATTATGCCAAAAGAATGCCTCATATAAGTTTTGCTTTTGGATTGTATCGACAAAATGATTTAGTAGGGGTTATAACTTATGGCAATCCAGCTAGTGATGCCTTGTGTCGTGGTGTGTGTGGCGAAGAGTATAAACACATGGTCATAGAGTTGAACAGACTATGTTTACAAGATAATAAAAAAAACGAAGCATC